AATCCGCCCGGCATGGGAGCAAACTGTTGAAGCTGCGCGAACGTCGCCCCGCTTTGTCGGTACGCTGCCCGGCCTCCGATTGCGCCCCCCATCTGCATTGCTTGGCGGCGCTTTTGCATGTCGATGTTGCGGACCTGCTGCATCAGCATTGCCATTTGTTCGTCAGACTTTGGTTCTTCGACTGCCATGTTAAGCCACCTGTGTGTAGCCGTAGACGAGGTCACCTATGATTTGAGGCGCGACATCTGTGGCAAGTGTTGTAGCGGCCTGTTGGGCTGCGGTCGGCGGAGCGATTGGAGAGCCTGCTAGCGCTGCCATAAGTTCCGCCTTCTTAGCGTTTCGCCGGTCTACATCAAGTTTTGTCAAGCGGACGGAAGCGTCTGCTTCAAGGGCGGCAGTGCCTGACCCGGCATCGCGAGCGGCCTGTTGAAGCTCTCCGGGGTTTTGGATCCCAGCACCAGACATTTCTTTTCGCGCAAGTGTTGTTTGAATGCCTTGCGCGCTCTGTTCACCCGCCTGTCGGGCAGCAGCCATCGTTTCGTCCCGCTCTTTCTGGGTTACACCCGCTGATGCTCCGCCCGTCTGGTCAAACCTACGCAGCTCTTCTAGCAGTTTCATCTTTGCGATTTCTGCCGGGTCTTTTGTGCCGTAAAGAGCTTTGGTTCGGAGTTCTTCAGCCTTGACGGCTTTGCCTTTAGAGTCAAGATTGGCGGCGCGGTCCATCTTGTTCTGCTGGGTTTTACTTAAGTTTCCGTAGGCGCTACCAGAGGTGTCGGTGTAATCCACATCCCTAAGGGTTCCGCCGCTGCGGTAGCTTGGCGTGGTGCTCATGTCTGACATGTTTACCTCAGTCGTCTGATGCTTTGAAGAATATGTATTTAAGCGACCGGATGCGAACCCGAGTCTGCTTTACGTCTTGATCTTGAATAACCCTTAAGGACGCAGAATGAAACCCTTTTGATAAAGGAGTTCGTCCGGGCAGAGGAAGCCATTGGTGCCCTGACCAGTACCTGCTCTTGTAGCGCCCTCTTAAAAAGTTAAACTTAACACTAGCGTCGGAAGACTCATAGTCCGCAGGCCACTGCGTCCGGCGAACCCGGCGAACATTGCAGGAGTTGTCTTTCTCCGTATCGTCCAGCCCTACGCGCTTGTCATCGACAAACAGGCGGATGTGGCTTTCCCGTTCGGTCCCGCTCGAGTCATTGGTCCAACAAACCTGCCACGTCAGCAAAACAAACGCCTTGTAAGGCAAGTAGAACTGAACCGACCCGCCGGGGATTGCGATAAAGTTATTGGCACTCGCTGTTTCGGGGGCAGATACGCCGTTGAACCACCCGTCAGTAGCAGGCTCAGATTCGGTTCTGCTTTGTACGGGGGAGAAATAGTCTATGTGAGCGGTGCCGCAAACAGACTTGCCCCCCGAAGTCGCATTTCGCTGTAAAGAGTTGAAATCAACCTGCCTGCGACCGATTTTGTCAAAGTTGTCCGCGTCCAGCCAGCCGTTTAAAACAGAGCAGGAGTCTGGTGTGCCTGCTTCAGGGATGGAGTAAAGGTAATCGAATACCTCTTCGCCCGTAGGGATGTGCCCAGCAATAAAGGGGCTGAACGTAACCTTAGGCATCAGGACTCCTTTCGCGGCGCTGCTCTTGCCGCATATCATAGTCCATCATGTTGGACTCCGCTAGGTCGTCCTTAATCGGCATTCGGCTTGAGAGAAGCTCTTGCTTTCGGAGGTCTGCGATTTGAGACATGAGGTCACCAAGAGACATGTCGCTGCGTTTCTGCGCGTCTGATTCCGGCATTACTTCCTCCGTCGATAGCGGCTTCGACGCCATTTGGTTTTAGAGCTTCCTTCGGAGTCTTTTTTCCGATGACTCTGTACCTGTTCATATGTCATGTCCCGGAAGAGCACCACATTTTCTAGGCCCTCAGGGGTTTCTTTGCGGTATTTACGAGGACACATGCGGGCAGCGGTGCAGGCGATTTGAAGTGCAGAGATTTTATCCCAGTGGTGTCTGTCGCGGCGTTTGCCCGATTTGCCGGAATGCAGCATCTCTGACAGCGCGCTTCGCTCGGTACGCTTGTCTTCACGATAAGACCCAAGCTGACCAACCGTGTCCTCGTCACGAAGGATGAGTTCGTCCTTCAAGGCGTCTTGAAGGTATGAGAGCATCATCGTTACGGATTTAGCAGTAGCAGCGATTCCGGGCTTATAGGGCTTTTCGTAGTAGAGATTTGGATAGCCCAACTCTTCAAGTAAAGCCAAAGTAGCAACACCAACCCCGTTACTCTCCACAGCCACAAGCGCATTGTTGTACTTCTTGCCAACCTCATTGATTTTCTTTGCGAATACCAAGGGGTCAGTGACTCCTCCGTAGACTGCGACTTGAGTCCATTCTCCATCGTACACCTTTAGCACTTGAAATGCGGCATGGTCGCGAGCAGCATAACCCGCAGGGTCAACGCCGATGGCGTAAACCGCGCCACCTTCGGGCTTTTCGTATTCCATGTAAGGCCCGTTCCAAGGCACAAGGATAGAATCTTGGTGGCGCTTTAGAAGCGTAGAATGAAACACGGAACCTACAGAGGCGATCCAACAGCTAATGTCGTCGAACGGGTAGTAGACTTTAAATAGGTCAGGGTTTCGTCGAATCTCGGCATCGGTCTCAATCATAAGACGGCGAAACTGTAGATTGTCTTTCTCTAACCCAAGATGCCCGTACTTCTCCAGAAGCTTGATTTCCTCAAGGGTTAACTTCTGACCCTTAACCCATGGGCGCCGGTTGAGGACACCGTCCCAAAACGGGAAGAACGCATACGCCCAGCGACCGCGACTTAGCTTTGCGTCACGGCAGTGGTCGCGCCACCATTCCGCCGAAGGCTCGCTCATCGGCGAGGGCGTTGATTCCAAGAGGACTTGGGAATGGTCCCGGTTAATCATCGACGGATAAATCATCGAGAACTGATGGCCCGCGTTACGCCAATATGGAAGCTCCGACCCGTGGAAGCTGTCCGGTGACTGGCCGATACCAACCGCACCTGACTCACCAGACAGGACGCGCATCTTGCCACCGTGCTGGAAGGTCAACTGCCGAACCTCTCGGTTAGGAACGGTCGGCGAACGCACTGGCTCTGGCCATCGGCTGTGTGTCAAGTGGATGCGGCGGTGCAGGTATTCGGCCCGGTCACGATTATCCGCAATACAGACGTGATCGTGTCCCGGCGTGTACGCGGCCTTAACGTACCCACAAAGCTCTGAGGTAAGGCTCTTGCCCGCCTGACGATATCCGAGGAGGGTAAGCCACTTGGTCTGCCCCAAAGCCGTCACAGGAGGCTCTGAGTAGTACGAGACTACAGTCTCCTGTAACCGGTCGGTAATCGCGAACGGGTCGAAGGTGTGCTCTTGTCCGGTCTTCTGGTCGATGATTTGAGCGTAAGCGCGCAGGCTTATGGACGGGTCGCACAGGGCTTCTAAGGCTTCACCTTCAAAGGGGAGGCTCATTACCACTTCACTTTGTCGGCCCAGTAAGCCGCGCTGAGTTTGCCTTTAGCGATGTTCTTCGCGTGTCGCGCCTTAAAGCTAGCCCGCTTCTTGCGCATCTTGTCTCCCTCGCCTGTTTTGCGGTTACCTGCGGTCTTCGCGCCCTGCTCGCCAAAGCGAATCAGCTTGATGGTGTCGCCTTCTTTGGCTAACACAATGTGTGACTTCTTGGGGTGCTTGGGCGTCCGCTTGGGCTTGTTGTAACCCGAAAGGCCGTGCTTCTTCATAAGCATAGCGCCGCGTGCCGCGTTCCTTCGTTTTGTGGGGGATACGGCCATGACTACCTCTTTTTGCCCTTGTGCAAGCCGTGTTTGGCGTACTGTTTGCCCTCGGCGGTCGCCTTCTCTTTCGCTGCCTTGGCGGCTTCATACGTTCTGTCTTTCATATTCCGATAGGCGGCTGAAGGTAAATACGGTTCGTCCGTGTCTTGGCTGCGTTTACCTGACTTGGTGCGCCAGTTTTGATTTCCCCATTCGACAATAGAGCGCTGGGTTTTTTTAAGTGCCATTAGCTTGTGTAGCCCCCGCCTTTTTCTTTGTAACGCTTGGCGAGCATCTGAGCCTTCCGGGCGGACCATTGACCGGGCTTACCGCCTTTGCCACCCGCTTTGATAGCAGCAAAAAGCCGTTTACGCATCATAGGCTTGGTGTAGTTACCCGCCTCGTTGACCCGGCTTTTTTTCTCAGACATTGTACTTCTTTCGGTTGGTGGTACGGCTTACAACGCGAAGGTTCTTCTTGCTGTTGGTTCCGCCTTTGCTCAAAGGTTTTTTGTGGTCAACCTCGCGAGGGTCGCCTTTTTTTAGACCTGCTTTACGGCGGGCCTGATTGCGTAGACTGCGAAAAGCACGCTGCTTGGGGGTTCCGTGATAAGCGCCTTCGCCGTTGGGGCCGTAATCTCGTTTAGCCATCAGTCATCCTTAGGGCCTGCGCGTACTCTTTTTTATAGTTACGCGCCACGGGCTACTCCGAGGGAGAGGTCGGAAAAGGCTCGTCCATAGACTGCGGCCCGAGTAGTTTGTCTTCGAGCGCCTTAATGCGATCTTCAACACTTAAGGCGTTCATCGAATGTTTGCCTGCACCGCGAAGAGCAACATTCTGACGGACTTTTCGTGCAAGCTGTTTGTTTTCGGCGGGAGTTTTCTCAACGCCGGGGTCAAAGCTGGGCATCGTAGCCTTAAACTCAGTAGCGGCGGCATAACCACGGAAGGGACCACCTTCGTCATCCGAGGAACTTTCAAAGGCAATCTCCGGGCCAGCTTCGACCGTACCCTTGTCTGCAACACCGTATAGATTTTCCTCACCCTCCATCTCCAAGGAAATAGAGTCATGCGCCCTAGAGCCGGGTTTCGCAAAAGTCATCTGCCCAGACGGGCCTAAGATTTGATACGACCCGTCTTGAAGAAGCTTGTAAGAATAACCTCCTGCCCCTTTTTGAAAACCACGCATTGGGCCTGCGCCCATTCCTGACATATCCATTTTAGCCATTATTGGCCTCCAATATAACTTTTTCTGTTTCTTCTTCAATAGCTTCGGGGGTAAAATAGTTGCCACGAAGTTTTTTGGTCTCACGTTTAACTTGTACCAACGCGGTAACAATATCCGAGTAAGTGTCTTGAGGCGAATCTGAAGCGGTGTTCTTCGTAGCAATGATGTTGAAGTTCATCTCATGCCACGCCCGGAGTTCTTTGGCGATGGCGGGCGTGATACGGCCCTCCATCAAAGCAGCCATGATTTTGCATCCAAATGACACAAGGTCATCGTAGGTCTCAACGGCGTGGTTGGCGATGAACTCCGCTACTTCGCGGCGTTTATCCTTAGGAACCAGCATAAGCCATTG